GGAACGTCCGTTCATTATCTGGCCGACTCTGGAGAATAATGGACGAATCGAGGGAGATCGCAAGGCTTCGGGATGAATCGGCTTACCGTGGTGTGCCGAACCCACGAATTCACACAAAACTTAACGATTTACCTTCTCACGGTGAGGCTATGATCCGATTTTGCGAGGAAATCGGCTTTACTTTGTTGCCTTGGCAGCAATGGTTAGCCCATCACTCACTTAAATACAAGCCGGACGGCCGATGGGCTCACCCAGTCGTCACCCTTTTATGCGCCCGACAACAAGGCAAATCGACCTTTATGGCGCTCCAAATTCTGTTCAGAATCTACGTTCTTAAAGAGAAATTACAGGTGCACACAGCTCATAAATTGACTACCTCAGCTGAATTGTTCTACAAAATTTACGGCATCATCGAGCAGACCCCGAGATTGGCTGCCGAATTTACTAAGAAGCTGGAAAGTAAAGGATTTCAAGAATTGCAATTTACTGAGGGTCGTCGATATATCGTCCGAGCCAATAATTCAGCCGGTCGAGGTATTGCCGCTCCCGAAACTATCCATCTTGACGAAGCTCGAGAATATAAAGATGAAGATGTGTGGTCTGCCCTGCGTTATACCCAAATGGCTTCGCCTAATCCGCAAATATGGGTGTATTCCAATGCTGGAGATCAACACTCAATCGTTCTTAATAAATTGCGCGAGCGAGCCTATGCAGCGATTCACGGATCAATGGATGACATTGGTTGGTTCGAGTGGTCTGCACCTAACGGAATCAAATTCGACAATTCATCGGATTTTTGGTTAGGCGTCTGCCAAGCCAATCCGTCTTTGGGCTATACAGTCCACCCAGACAATATCCGCGCCGTATTGTCAGATCCCGAAGATATTGTGCGCACGGAAGTCTTATGTCAATGGGTCGATACGATCAACCCAGTAATCAATCCGTCTCAATGGGATAGCTGTAAAGTTGAGGGGCTTCGGCTCAATCCCGAGTCAGATACTTGGTTGGCTATCGATCTCAGTCCGGACAGAAAACAAGCGGCGCTTGTGGCAAGTCAAAAGCTTGAGGGTGACAGATTCCAAGTCATTCTTTTGCAGACTTGGCACAACCCATCCAACTTGGATGACAAAGCGCTGGCTAACGATCTTGCCGAATGGGTTCGCAAGTACCCAGTCCAGTTGGTTGCATACAGCGCCCGTACCGCCTCCGCGGTCGCTGCCCGATTAGCACCAGCAGGAATTAAGACTGAGCCAATAGATGGCCTTGACTATGCGCAAAGCTGCGATGAACTCTTGGGAGCAATTTCATCACAGCGGTTGGCTCATTCGGGACAAGATGAGCTAACTAAACATTGCTTGGCCGCCGTCAAACTACCTTTCGGTGATGGCGGCTGGGTAATGGGTCGCAAAGTTAGCAATGCCGTGATCTGTGGAGCGGTGGCATCAGCAATGGCAACTCACTACGCCACCAAAGCAACTGACGGCGTCGATATAGTCATCTTGTAACACACCACCCTTACAATTTAGGCTAATGGGTGCAATTAGAGATTTTCTATTTCCGCAAGTAACCGCGCAGACTCCACAAAAGGTCAGCGACGTTACTGCCGCGCTAACTCCCGTTCAGATTAGCGATTCTGTTTACAACATCCTTGGCGGCGCAACAAATACAACGCGTCAATTAGCAATGAGCGTCCCATCGATTGCTCGCGCTAGAAATATCATCTGCGGAACGACTGGGTCATTACCTCTCGAGCAATATAACAAACTCACGGGCGAACACGTCGATCCGCTTCGAGTTATTAATCAGCCAGACCCTCGCGTTCCTGGCTCTGTTATTTACACTTGGCTTGCTGAGGATATTTGGCTTTATGGCGTTGGCTATGGACAAGTTTTGGAAATGTATTCGGCAACCGATGGCGGCAAAGTACGCGCTTGGACTCGCGTCAGTCCAGATCGCGTCACAGTTGATACAAATTTCCGCAACACAATGATTGAGTCATACAAAGTTGATGGAATGGACGTTCCTAATTCCGGAATTGGTTCAATCATTCGTTTCGATGGTTACGACGAAGGATTTTTACATCGAGCTGGCAAGACTGTCAGCGCTGCCGTATATCTTGAGAACGCAGCAGTTAATTATGCAAAAGAACCCAACCCGTCAATGGTTCTTAAATCTAATGGCACTAATCTAACTGCCGAAAGAGTTTCATCATTACTTTCAGCTTGGAGAACTGCTCGTCAAACTCGTTCAACAGCTTTTCTCAATGCCGACGTTGATCTCAAAGAATTTGGTTATGATCCAAAGTCATTGCAATTAGCCGAAGCGCGTCAATACGTTGCTTTAGAATTGGCTCGAGCAGCTGGAATTCCAGCATACTTCCTGAGCGCCGAAACGACCTCAATGACTTACTCAAATTCGATCAATGAACGGCGCTCACTGGTTGATTTTTCATTGCGTCCATTATTAACGGCAATCGAAAAGCGTCTGTCAATGCCTGATTTCGTCCCAGCAACTACCGAAGTACGTTTTGACTTGGACGATTTCTTGCGCGGAAATCCTTTGGAAAGAGCGCAAGTCTATGAAATCCTAAACCGCATCGGCGCAATGAGCGTTGAGCAAATTCAAGAGGAAGAAGACTTGATCCGATGAAGATCAATATGCCAATGGTCGTCACGGCGGCCGATACTGTAAAGCGCACAATTAGCGGCACTATTGTCACTTGGAACGAGCAGGGAAATACCTCTGTCGGCCCAACCGTTTTCGCCGCGAATGCGATTGAAATGAAGCCAGTCAAATTACTTCTCGAGCACGATCGCACTCGTCCAATCGGTAAATTAATGAGTCACGAAGTCACTGCTGACGGCATTGTAGCTACATTTAAGATTGCCAACACAATGGCCGGAGAAGATGCTTTGGTAGAAGCGACCGAAGGATTGCGCGATGGATTTTCCGTTGGCGCACAAATCAATGAATGGACAAACAACAAAGGCGTAATGCTGATTACTAGCGCAACGCTTGATGAAGTAAGTCTGGTTACTGATCCAGCAATCGATTCAGCTCGCGTTAGCGAAGTCGCTGCATCTGAAAATGAAGCACCAAAAGAAGATTCTGCTTCGGCAACCGCCGAAGCGGACAACCCAACCGAAGGAGAACAAGTGTCAGACACTACCGTTCCAGCTCCTGCCGAAGAAACGGTAGAAGCTGCCAAGGTGGAGACTGTTGCGGCATCACGCCCAGCGTTCTACACCGCTCCTCGCCTTGAGTTTACAAAGGCGAAATATCTCGAGAATAGCGTCCGCGCTAAACTCGGTGATGATGCTGCTCGTCAATACGTTATGGCGGCAGATGACACCACAAGCAACAACGCTGGTCTCATCCCAACCCGTCAATTGACAGAAATCATCAACCCACTTTCAAATGCAGATCGCCCAGCTGTTGATTCAGTATCTCGCGGCGTTCTACCAGATGCAGGAATGACTTTCGAAATTCCTAAAATCACGGCTGTTCCAACAGTTGGCGAAGAAGCTGAAGCTGCTGCAATCGATGAGACAGGAATGACAAACGAATTCCTTTCAGTAACAGTCAAGAAGTATGCTGGAGGACAAACCTTCTCGGTAGAACTTTTAGATCGTTCCTCACCTGCGTTTTTTGATGAACTTGTTCGTCAAATGGAATACGCATATGCAAAAGCAACAGACGTTGCAGTTGTAACTGGCCTTATCGCTGGCGGAACTGACGGCGGCAACCGCACTCTCGATGCTGCTGGACTTCTTGATTTCGTTTCCGATGCTGGCGTTTCAATCTACGCTGGAACTCTCGGATTTGCTCAGAACATCATTGCATCACCGCAGCAATGGGGCGCAATTCAGAACCTCGCTGATGCTGGACGTCCGATTTATCAAAACTTGATTGGTAATATGAATCAAGGCGGAAATCTCGGTGCAGGTTCAGCAACTGGAAATCTTCTCGGTCTCAATTTCCGCGTAGATCGTAACCTCACCACAGGTTCTGGAGTTGGCGATAACACCATTATCGTCATCAACCCAGACGCTTATACTTGGTATGAATCCTCACGTTTCCGTCTACAGACAAACGTCGCGCTCAATGGTCAAATCGAAGTGGCTTATTACGGCTACGGCGCATTGGCTACAAAGATCGGCGCTGGCGCTTATCGCTGGATGGTCGCGTAGTTAAAACCCTAAAAGTGACGGCCAGTCCGCTCCCGAGCTGGCCCGTCACCCTCTAATAGAAAAGGATTACGAGATGCCAACAATTGTCACGGCTTCCGAGCTAAGAACCATTCTTGGCGTCTCGTCATCCCTATATTCAGATGCTTACTTAAACGACATTGTGGACACGAGCGAGAATTTAATTATTCCGATGCTTGTAACTTTCCAAAGTAAAATAGATCGCGTTAAGTTAGAAAATAACGTTGCTTATTTCCACACACCAAATATCCAAGAATTTACCGAAGGTCAATCGGTTGTCGTTACTGGTGTCGGGTCACCTTTTAACGGCACTCATACTGTCACAAATGATTTAATTGGCCCTTATGTATTTACCGCCGCCATCACAAATGCAGACATATTGGAAAAGAACATTATCCCAGCCGGAAATGCTGCGCTCTCTGGCCTCTCGACCTACGTCGGAAATCCCAATGTCGAGTCTGCTGTTTTGGCTATCTCTGTCGAAATCTTCCAAGCCAGAACCGCAGCTGGCGGATCAATCGAAGGAATCGACTTCGCAGTAACGCCGTACAGACTTTCTAAAAACCTTCTTGCCAAGGTAACTGGCCTTCTAGGGCCTTATCTTGATACTGACGCAATGGTGGGCTGATGCCAGCCTCAACAGTTCTATCATCGATCCGAACGCCACTTGCCACAGCTCTCGCTGGCGTTTCGGCTAATGTATATTCATACGTTCCAGAAGCGGTTCAAGTACCAGCCGTCATTCTCGTACCAGACTCACCATATTTAGAATTAAACACAATTAACGATTCCACAATTCACGCCAAGATCAATATGACAATTACCTGTGGCGTTGCTTATCTATCCAATCCGGCTTCTCTTGACAATCTTGAGCAGCTTGTATTTTCAGTTTTGGCAGTCATACCGGACGGCTACACAGTCGGGCCAGTAGAACGGCCATCGGTTACGCAAGTGGGCGCGGTCAATTTATTGGTCGCCGATATTCGCGTTTCCACCTATTACACTCAAACCAACTAAGGAGAAAAAGTGGCAACCACAGTTATTACTGGTCGCGACATTTCGCTGTCTTTCACAGGTGGAACGGACATCGAAGCCCAAGCGACAAACGCCGTATTGACCAAGACCAACGTCCGCGAGACTTATCAGACTCTCGATGGCGAGGCTTACAAGACAGTCAACATCGAAGGCACATTCCAACTCGATATGCTCGCAGACTGGGGCAAAGCCAATTCTGTATGCGAAGCACTCTGGGCAGCAGCAGAATCAGCACCAGACACAACCATCAGCGTCACCTTGACCGCCGCAACAGGCGCTCAATTCGTTTTCCCAATCCTTCCAGAATTCCCCACTGCTGGCGGATCAGGAATCGACGCGCAAACAGTTTCATTCACTTTCAAGATTGCAAACGGAACAGTCACAGAAACCTTCAGTTAAGAGATCGGAGCATCGGGAGATGAAGTTAGCAATCACAATTAAATACACCAATGGCGAGGAAGTCACCTACAACGCCGGACTCCCAGAGTGGGCCAAGTGGGAACGCAAGACAGGCAAATCGATCTATTCGATGAAGGATATTTCGGCTTACCAGCAAGCGGACTTCCTCGACCTAGCATATTTTGCTTACAAGCGAGATGCGGCAGGAAAGCCAACAAAGTCTCAGGAAGTCTGGGAATTGTCGGTCGAAGAAATGACGATTGGAGATGAAAGCCCAAAAGTTTCGAGTCCGGAAGCGTAAATCGACTCATAGTCGAGATAGCAATTGCGACCGGAATCCCGATGAGCGAATGGACTGACATCGACCAAGTTCTAACAGCGATTGAGATATTAAAGGAGCGAAGCGGTGGCAGATGAGCCAATCTCATACGACAAGCGCGAGCTTCGTTCAATCATTACCGCGTTCAAGGCGATGGATGATGAAGCTGTTGATGCAGCTAAACGCGAAAGCTTTGCGTTGGCTCAATATGCCGCCAACGAGGTTAAGGCCTACGGAATCACAAGAACTTTCGGACAATCCGTTGTCGATCGCATTACTTCTGGCGTTAAAGTTTCCAAAACCTCGAAGGTTGGCGAGTTCTCTTATGGATTCGCGTCTCAGCGTTTCTCTGGTGGAGGATCGACTAAAGACCTCTGGGCAGGTTACGAGTTCGGCTCTAATCGTTATCGTCAATTCCCTCGACGCACCCCAAGAAAGGGCCGAGGAAATTCTGGCTATTTCATCTACCCAGCACTTCGCAAGATTCAGCCTGAATTGATTCGCAAATGGGAAGAAGCTTTCTCAAAAATACTTGGAAAGTGGGATGAGTAATGGCCGGAAGTAGAACCCTTAAGTTATCCATCCTCGCTGACGTTGATGATCTAAAAAAGAAGCTGGACACCGGAGCAAATGAGGTTGAAGGCTTTGGAGGTAAATTAGAGAAATTTGGCAAAGTGGCCGCTGCTGCTTTTGCTGCTGCTGCTGCGGCTGCTGCCGCGTATGCCGGCAAGTTGGCGATCGAAGGCGTAAAAGCTGCCATCGAGGACGAAGCGGCTCAAATTCGACTCGCTAATGCCCTTAAGAACGTCACAGACGTTACGGACGAACAGATCAAGTCAATCGAAGAACAGATACTCAAGACTTCATTAGCGACTGGCGTTGCCGATGACAAATTACGTCCAGCGCTCCAGCGCTTAACTGTGGCTACAAAAGACGTCACAAAATCGCAGGATTTATTGCAACTAGCCTTGGATATTTCAGCAGCTACCGGCAAAGACGTAGAGACTGTATCCAATGCCTTGGCTAAGGCTTACGAGGGCAATAACGGCGCACTTACTCGCTTGGGAGTTGGCATCTCAGCTGCCCAAGCCAAAACCCTTGGCTTCGAGGGAACTGTTAAGCAACTATCCGACACTTTCGGCGGCGCTGCGGCAACTCAAGCCAATACCTTTCAAGGTCAAATTGAAAGACTGAAAGTGGCTTTTGATGAAGCGAAAGAATCAGTAGGAGCAGCGCTTCTTCCTACCTTGCAGAACCTTCTAAATTACTTCATTAACACAGTCATTCCAAAATTTATCGAATTCAAGAATGCCGCGATTGAACCTATAACACAAGCTATTGAAAATAACAGAGAATCATTTGAGACTTTATACAATTTTGTGCGCAATTACATCATTCCGATTTTTGTTAATGGCTTGGGTGACGCTCTGGGTTTCATAGGCAAAGTTATTGGAGCAACCCTCAATGTCATCGGATCAGTTGTTTCAGCTATAAAGAGCGCAATACAAATCGGAATCGACGGCATTAACGCGCTTATTTCCGTCTATAACAATACTCTTGGACGCCTCCCGGGAATACCTGATATACCAAAAATCTCAACTCCATCATTTGCCAGCAGCGGTACAACTGCACCAAAAGCCGCAACAGTTCCGACGATACCTAAACCGACTATTTCCACAATTACTCCAGTACCGGTAACAACTACTACAACCGCATCTAAGACAACTACCGCTCCAACAGTTACAGTTCCAACACCCGTCAGTTCTGGAATTGGTGTTTTTACCACTTATGATCCATCAAAAGCTCGTCGAGCCGATGAAGTAGGTAATGTCATTATCAACGTCAATTCCCCATCTATTATTGACCGCGAAGGATTTAGCCGAGCAGTGGTGGATGCGCTCAATGAATCAGCTGATCGCGGTACCGGTGGCGGCGGAGGCTTATACGCTCTATGACAGTCTGGACGCCTGAATATCGCATTCTGATTAATGGCACTAATGCAACCGCTTTGACCCTCGTTGGCTTTACTATCACAAGTGGTCGAATCAACATCAATACTCAGCCACAAGCCGGTTATGCCAATCTCCAAGTCATCAACAAAGATAACGCTAATTTTGATTGGAATGTAAATACATCCATTACAGTCGAAGTGCAAGATAGTGCTTTGGCTTGGACGCCTATCTTTGGCGGTCGCATCAGCGACGTTACAACTGTTGTGCGCACAGCTGGAGCGGTCACATATGTCACTCAAATCAACATTATTGCAATTGGCGCATTGGCTCGCTTGTCCAAAGCCATATGGACTAGCTCATTAGCCCAAGACGACGACGGCGACCAGATTTACACAATCCTCAGCGATTTATTAACTAACAACTGGAATGAAGTCCCACCGGCTTTGACCTGGAATACCTATAATGCCACTGAGACTTGGGCTAATGCGCAAGACGTTGGCTTGGGTGAAATCGATAGGCCAGGTCAATATGAGATGGAGCAACGCTCCGCTGATCCAATTGACTTTTATTCAATCGTCACACAGATTGCCAATTCAGCTCTCGGATACATTTACGAGGATGCTTACGGCAATGTCTCGTACGCTGATGCAGCTCATAGACAGAATTACCTTGTCGCGAATGGTTATACCGAGTTGGATGCCAATCAAGCACTTGCTTCGGGTTTACGTCAAACAATCCGTTCGGGCGCAATTGTTAATAAGTATCAAATCAACTATGGCAACAATTTCGGCAGTTCCAAGACGGCCCAAGACGACACGTCCATTTCCCTATACGGCCAATACTCAGTCTCGGAGAATTCCTATCTCCACGACGCTACCGACGCCCAAAATGTCGTAGATCGATACGTCGCCCTTCGCGCTTATCCTCGACCACAATTTGAGTCAATTACCTTTCCGCTCCAAAACCCAGAATTGGACGATGCGGATCGCGATGCGCTGCTCAATATCTTTATGGGCCAACCGGTCAAAATCGTCAATCTGCCCTCTAACATCTACGGCGGCGAATTTACTGGTTATATCGAGGGCTGGACATTTACCAGCACCCTCAACGGCCTATCTCTGAGCTTCTTTGCTTCACCAACAGAATTCTCGGCAGTCGCCCAAACTTGGGCTCAGGTCAATGCGGCCGAAAGCTGGAATACGATTAATAGTGCCCTACAATGGGAGGACGCGATAGGAGTGATTAGCTAATGCCAACAACCTCGAATTTTGGTTGGACGACACCGGCCGACACCGATCTTGTAAAAGACGGCGCATCGGCTATTAGAACGCTAGGCAATGGCATCGATACGTCGATGGCCGAGCTTAAGGGCGGAACGACCGGACAAATTTTAAGTAAAACGTCAAATACGGATATGGATTTTACTTGGATTAATAACGACCAAGGCGACATAACCGCAGTGACAGCTGGAACGGGAATTTCTGGTGGCGGTACTTCCGGAGCAGTAACAATAACGAATGATATGGCAACAACTATCGACGCCAAGGGTGATTTGATAGCTGGAACTGGTGCTGACGCTTATGCTCGACTTGCAGTTGGAACAAATGGACAGGTTCTTACGGCAGATTCAACAACCGCCACAGGATTGAAATGGAGTTCGTTATCGACTAATTTTGTCGGTGCAAAAGCCTATCGTTCGACTAACCTATCTGTTACCGGTGGCACTCCAACTGCAATTACTTACCCTTCAGAAGAATTTGACACAGATTCTTTTCACAGCACATCCACGAACACAAGTCGAATGACTGTACCTTCGGGCAAAGCTGGCAAATATCTGATAACTGGTTCGGCATCTCTTGATGGCGCGACCAGTAATTACGGAGAAATTAGAATTTATAAAAATGGCAGCGCACTAGGTAATGGTCTAGTTGCCGGCATTACAAACCGAGTCGCAACAGGCGTTTACGGATTTTTGGCTTCTACTGTTGTTGATGCTGCGGTTGGAGATTATTTCGAACTATTTTTCTTAAGTTCGGCGAACACATTAAACGTAACTAATTCAGAGTTTTCATTTTGTTATCTAGGAGCGTAATATGAATTTTCACGAATTTGACATTCCGGCCGAAATCAACGGTTTACAATTGAAACGAGAGCTTGATTGTGATGACGTTTATATTAGAGAAGACAAACTTGTTATTTCCGGAAATTTATCGCGCAAAGAAGCCGAGGACGGTCTTCGAGCTCATATTCCACAAAAAGAAAAAGAACCCACTATTGATGAAAAATTGAAAAAAGCAGGTTTAACGGTCGAGGAATTGAAAATTGCTTTAGGAATTTAATGGCGAAACTTTGTAAAGCTGGAATTCAATTACGGGAGCAAGTCGATGATGATTATCCGGATCGCGATAGGCGTTCTGATGGTTGGATCGCTGACGCTCGTCATCGCGCTAAAGGCAATTCTGACCATATACCAGACGCTCGAGGAATCGTCAGAGGACTCGATCTAGATGCCAACCTCAATGCGCATCCGGAGGAAACCTTTGCCGTTGTCGAAAAATTACGGCAATGTGCCAAGCGCGGCGACAAAAGAATTAAATATTTGATTTATGAAGGCCGAATAGCCTCTCCAATCCTTAATTGGAAATGGCGCAAATACAAAGGCGTTAATCCTCATAAATCGCATTTTCACGTCAGTTTCACAACTTTGGGAGATAACGATGGTAAATGGTTCGACCTCGAAGGAGATCATAATGAACGAATTAAAGAAGATGGCCGGAACTTGGGCGAAGACATTCGTAGCGACGGCGTTATCAACATACCTCTCAGTCGGACTTCAACCCGATTACATTCTCAATGCGGCACTTGTGAGTGTATTGCCTTCCGTGATTAACTGGCTTAACCCCAATTACGAGCGTTACGGCAAAGTCAAGTAAATGGATGCGAACACGATTGCTGGCTTTGTCGCGTCCGTTCTGGGATCGATAGCCCTTCTCATTGCTGGCCTGAGATACATCATCAAACTTGAAAACATTCCCATTGTGTCGCGCCTTGATAAAATGGAGTCTCAGTTAGAATTAGCCCTGTCAAAGAAGGTGGGGGCAAATGGCAACAAGAAAGCGCGTTAAGAAGCCAGTCAAAAAGGTGGCAAAACGTCGCAGAACGACAAAAGAGCCAATCCTTACGAAGCTGGATTTCTGGGCCATCGCCGCAAAAGAAGTCTATGACGCTTGTCGGCGAGCTGGTATGGATGAAGGTAGCGCGTTAGCTTTCGCTATGGATCGCAGCTCATACCCAGATTGGATAGTTGATCCTAAGACTCCCGAAGTAAAGCCCTTTGAGGACGACGAGGACGACGACTAATTTACCTTCGAGAGGTTGAGCTATTCGAGGCGCTCAAGTCGATATATCCGGACTTGACGCCCTTATCCGCAACCGATCGAGCCGATGGCATTACCCAAGACGCTTATATCGAAATAAAGTGCCGCCGCACCCATTACCCAACCCTTCTCATCGAGAAGAAGAAGTGGGATTACTTGGCCGAAATAAGGGATAGAACGGGCGCTAGAACGCTTTACATCAATTCCACCCCACAAGGGGTCTATCAGTTCGATTTAGGGGCTATAAAAGCCCCAGAATGGCAATTAAAGGCACTACCGGACAAGACTGACTTCACCAGTAGTGGCAAGATTGAGAAGCTCTGTGGTTTCTTGGATATACGACACTCCGAGCTCCTACTTGTGTAAATCCATTTAGGTAAATACATTTATCCCACTAAATCCATTTAGCGGATTTGGAAGGGAGAATAAATGATAAATAATCCGAAGGTAATTCGATTTGATTCCACCTCGGGTGCTTGGTCTGACGGCTCAAATTACGTTAAAGGACAAATAATTCGTAGATATGCAATCGAATCTCTAGGCCGTAAATCCTCACGCGGTCGTTTAAGCCGCGAGGAAATTTCGGCATACTGGCTCGATCGATTTGGGGTGAACGCGGATGTTGAATGAAGGTATTTTCTTCTTTATTTACTGCTCGACGTTATGGCTTGCCTATCGAGTATATGTCCAAGTAAAAGCCAAAGCCTTCAACGAGGGCTACAAACGAGGACGGAGTAGCGTCAATGTCAGAGAGATCGTTAAGTGACTGGCTCTCGGATGCTGGTAACACCCTCGAAGACAGGGGGCTTGAATATGGCGATCCGAGACACAATTTATTACGGATTTACAAAATCGCGAGACAACTCGGTGTTCAATTGCGAGACCCAGCTGACGTGGCACTCGTATTTATCGCGACCAAACTCTCAAGAATGGTGGAAAGTCCAGAGCGCGAGGATTCGTATCTCGATCTCATTGGATACGGAACTATTCTCGCTTTCTGCCGATTTACTACACCAGAAGATTGGGATGACGTTGAGTCTGACTCGCAACTCTAATCAGCATCAATGGTGCGATTACTGCAAAATGAGATGGGGTCAGCTCAAAGACGGAACCTGGCACTTAAAGGCTCAAGTACCAGCTGTATGGAAAGTCCAAAGTGAAACACCCAACCGAAAAGCTCAAGTGAGGTTCTATTGCCAAGCTTGTGCTAATGAGGCGCAAAATTGGCCGGACGGAACGTTCTGGTCACTCAAAGAACAACTACAAATGGCGATTGATGAATTCGCCGGTCGGGAGAGATTAAATGTCGAATTACCTTGATGACTATGTAAGTGTCCAAGATCGATTGAAAGAGTTTATAAATGAATACCCAGATTATCGGATTAAAACTCACGTCCTTGAAGAATCGCTTACGCCTAATTGCGATGTCTATATTGTTAAATGTGAGCTCTATCGTACTGAGGCTGATGCTGCGGCTTGGACGACAGGACTTAGCAGCGAGTCCAAATCCAAGCAGTACGCTTTGGAGCTTGCAGAGACAGGTTCTTTGGGAAGAGCTCTTAATCTTGCTGGATACTTCGCAAAACCGAGCACGACTCCTAAAAAGCCTATCCAGACTACAAAGCCAGAACTCGCTGAATTCGTTAAAGAACAAAGACCAAACGACCCTGAACCGATTGTCTGGGATGTCAGCGCTATTGCGGAGGAATTGGGAGCGGAAATAATCGACGAAATCCCACTCTGTTCTCAAGGATGTGGGCCGATGGTTCTCAAACAAGGTAACAAAGAAGGCAAGGAATATCGCGGTTGGGTATGTCCTAAGCCTAAGTCCGGTCACGCAGCTCGTTGGATGAGAATCGGGTCAGACGGCAAATGGGTATTTCAGAAATGACGCTTGAAATGCACCCATTTCACTGCGGCAATTGCAAGAAGATAACCGCTCAAAGGGAAATCAAACGATACGCGTCGGAGATAAATGAGGGGCAAGACGTCTGGTTGATGGAGTGTCAGAATTGTTTCGAGATGCGATTAATCGATCCAGCTGAACGGGTGGCTCACAAAGAAGACGATATAACTCGTTGCGACCAATGTGGCAATTACAAGCTGAAAGCGGCCAAATGCCGGATATGTCGAATAGCTAATGGGCAAGAACGTATTAAAGAGCGCTATTGGAATGGAAATGCCACTTTAGAGAGGTTCATAGATGCCGATATATGAGTTCAAATGCGATAAGTGTGACGCAATAACCGATGTGGCACTCGGATTTGAAGCTCCAAAAGAAGTAATCTGTCAGACTTGTGGGGTGGCTATGTGGCGAGTATGGACGCCAACACCGACACACTTCAAGGGAGATGGATGGGCAAGCAAAGAGAAGTAAAGCGAAGAATCCACTCGATGCGATACATCCGTCAAATGCTCGAGTGGGGTTTCGATAAGGAATTTATAGCCCGAGATATGGGCGTCAACCTGGCTTCATTAGAAATCCGGTTGAACAGAGCAAAGAAAAGGGAGCAAGATGGGAATCAAGGAAATAAGCCTAGAACTGGCCGCAGTCAGCCTGATAGCAGACCAAGCCAAGAAGCGTAAGGATGAATTACGAGCGCAATTAAAGGGCTATATGGATCAGGTGGGCGCTGATCGAGTCAAAGCCGAATTAGCCGATGAAGTCGTTGCATACATAACGACCACGAAACCTAAATTCAAGTGGGTAATCAAATCAGATAGAAAGTTCGTTGAGTGGGTGAAAGCCAATGTCCCGAGTGAAATAGTTGAAACAGTAAGAGAATCGTCAATTGATGCGATATTGGATAAATTCAATTACGTTGATGAGCTAGTTATTGATCCAAATGGAGAGCCAATAGACTGGTTGGAAGGTAGCGAATCAGAGCCATATTTGACAACAAAGTTTCACGGAGACGGGAGGGTGAAGCTAAGAGATGCCATAATTGGATTAAATGGCAGACAAGAAATTGATATTTATAGGACGTTGGAACTTGAATAGACTTGACAAAGGCATTACACTCTCGCCAAAGCGCGGGCGCGGAGCTGGCCCTCTAGCGGTGTCGAGGCCAGGCTATTGTCTCCGCCTGATGGCTACGACATTGGTAGCAGCTCTACTAACAATAATAAATTCAACGCCATCAAAAGCAGATATGAATTTGAAACTATTTGCTTACAATCAATTAAGTTGGGATGAGTTTCAATGTTTCAATTGGTTGATTATTAAGGAAAGTAATTGGAATTCTAAGGCTCGTAATGGTAGCCACTATGGTCTAGGACAAATGCGATCTACTTGGTATCGCGACCTTAGTCCTCAAGGACAAGTATTGGCATCGATTAAATACATCACTCATAGATACGGCGATAGTTGTAAAGCATTAGCTCACTTTGAGCGCAAAGGTTGGCATTAGTGGGACACAAGCGCTACCAATCAGCGTACTATCAACGAGTGCGTAAAGAAGTATTAGATCGCGACTATTGGACTTGTCATTACTGCGGACAGGAAGCCACAACTGTCGACCACGTTATACCTATCAGTAAAGGCGGCACTGATGAAGCGACTAATATGGTTGCAGCTTGCAATCCTTGCAATAGTGGCAAGCGCGATCGTATGACC